GCAGGAGGTCTGCGAAGATACTCCGCAGCCCGTTCCAGTGCTTCTGGGTCATCCCGAAGGTGTCCAAGAACGTTTCGGTTACACGCCGTGCATAGAAGCCCGCGTACGGTTCCTGTGGCATGGCAGTGGTCAACGCTAAGGCGCTTTCTAACTCCCGTAGCGCGTTGACATATGAAGCAGCAGCTTCCTTGTTGCTCGTAGACCATCCAGTATTCGTGCTCTGTGATTCCATACGTCTCCCATATCCGTTGCGCCCAAGTTGCAGTCGAACGCACCCGACGTTTAGCTCGATGGTGTGTGGCGCATCTGGGCCCCGGATGAGGCGCTTTGCGCCTTGTGGTGAGGCCTTCGTCAGTGCAGTCGATGCAAGGTTTGCGTTGCGCTTTGACATTGTTAGGTGGAAACCGCTTTCTTCTAGCGGCCACCTAGTAACCGCCAGGGCATCTTGGCTAGGTTGAATGCGTGATCGCTGACGATCAAGCCGGCCCCAAAAACTAGGCCAGCTATTTCTTCGTCTTTGATTAAACTTGTGGCACACATCAGTAGATCCCTCGCTATCTCTTCGGCAGCTTCCCAACCTTCGGTCACAACAACCGCTTGGCTAGGCTTTCCACGCTCTCGTCTGAGACGTTTTGGGCCAGCGGGTAGCGCAGCACGTTGCGTGAGACGCGGGTGGTGTTAACGACTTCTTTGCCTTCGCTGTTTCGGTCGAGGGATTTGCGTTCCCAGCTCGAAGGGGCGAGAGCGATCAGACCTGAGAGCAGATGCATCCGCGTCTTGTTGGGTTTCTTAGGCATCTGGTTTGGTGTTGTCATCTGTCTCCTTGTTGGTTGTCAAGTCAGCGGCCGAAGTCGCTGATCTTCATGGTTTCTCCGACGAACTCGAGCGAAGCAAAATCTTGACCGGAAGGGTCTGACTTACCGCCACGGTTTTTGACTGTGGAGATGTTCAGTGCGTCTGGTCCGAACTCGTTGGGAACTCTGTGCAATGTCATTATCATCTCGGGCACGCGCCCGATCTGGCCCTTAATACCGCTTAAGGGAATTGGCTTATCTCCATCGTTGTGTGGGCCCGTGACGTGATGCAGCCCGATCACACACGAGCCAGTCTCTCTCGCCATCTCATGCAGATAATCCATCAAAGCCTCAAGGCCGCTGAACGGGTCATCTCCCTCGCCAGCGTCCGTCCGGACGTTGGTGATGTTATCCACCACGATCAACATCGGGTAGTCCTCGTAGAGCGCGTTGTACGCCTCTAGCGACTCCTCGATGATGTCCAGCGACGGCGAAGCTTTGTAGTTGAACCGGATAGGGATCTCGTCTAGCTCGTCAGCGACCTCGCCTATGTCTGCGCTGCGGACAGCCCTTGTCGATCTTTCCAGCGACATCCCAGAAAGAATGGACACAGACCTGGACAGTTGCGTGAACGCGTCTGAGTCGGCGCTGAAATACAACGTCGGCACTTTCGACTTCAGAGCGTAAGCCAGCACCAGCGCCGACTTCCCTGTTCCTGGGCCGGCACAGACCAGCACCAGTTGGCCCCGCCGCAGCGAAGCGCCTTTGTGCTCGAGAGCGTCCCAAACCGTAGGGAGCGGATCTCCCGCCGAACCTCTGATATACAGCGATTGCCTAGGGGTATACACGAACCTCCTTAGGTTGTTTCCTGCTCAGGGAAGCCTGAGTCATATATCTCTCGGCCTACCTTCGCCGCGAGAGTCTCCTGCTCTGACGCTTTCTGCAAAGCGCCAACGAGCTGGGTGGCCCGCAGGCCTAGCATCTCCATGATCTTTTTCGACGGCACTCTCGCCCGGTGCCAGCGAAGAACCCCTGCTGTCTCGTGGGGAGCTTTCAACTCCTTCAGAGCCGGGTCGTTAGGGTTCCAGTCCTCCATCTCCGCTCCCGTCATTTATCGGTTACTCCTTAAAGTAGGTGTCGGTTGTTGGCTGTCAAGTATTATGCCTCAAAAACGGGGCAGGAATAGTTGACATCGCAAAAACCGCACTTGGACGGTTCGGGCAAAGGATCGAAGTTGCCAGCTTGAATCTGGTCTTCGACCTCACGGAATCTCGCTGAAATCTTTTCGCGAGTCCAATGGCTCAGATCGTACGGGGCGGTAGGCTTGGCCGGCTTACCCTTCTTACCTGCCATAAAGTAATCGCCTTTAGTGATCTGAACCCCGTACAGCAGTTCAACAGCCAGGGCATACACCCCTAGTTGGAAGTCATCGCCAGGCGAGTTTCCGGTCTTGTAGTCCCTGACCCGCACTTCCCCATCGACAACCACCACAGCGTCGATGAAACCTCGCACGATAATGCCGTCTAGTTCGATGGCGAACTCGAGCTCGATGGCGGGCGTGCCATCTGGGGTCATCCAGATGGTTTGGCCTGGATCCTGCCTCCACTGGAAGAACTTCTCCACCTGTTCCAGGCCTATCTCGTAGCGGCGCTCGATGTCTCGCTCGCCGCTGTAGGGCCCTGACCAGAACCACCACTGGAAGTTCGGTGTGACCTCGCTCAGGTCGTTGATTCCTGCCGCATACTCTGCCCTGAACAGCTCCCTAGCTTCATCGAGGGTGAGCGGGCTGCCGCTGTGGATGCGCTTCTCGTGCTCTTCAGCGACAGCGTGGAACGCTGTGCCCTGAGGCAGCCAGGCTGCAGGCCTGGCCCACACCTTGTCGATGCGCCCAAGCTTGTACGCTTGAGGACAGCGGACATACTGGTTGAGCTGGCTAACGCTGCGTAACGGGAGAACAACTGGTTCAGACAAATCTGTCGTAGACACTGGCTATCCCCTCTCCGAACATCATTGTCTCGTCTTCGACCCACTCGCTTTTGACCAACTTGTAGTCGTATCGATCGATGAGATCTTTGACTGGCTGGTACATCGGTGCGGACTTCTTCAACAGCGGGCTGCGGTAAACGAACAACCCTCCCTCTCCGAACGTGTCAGCAAAAATCCAGCCTTGCCTTGCGTACGAGAAGTGCGAGACAACCTCGCTATGTGAACCCTGTGCAGCGTGCAATATAGATCTCCTCTTTTCGTATTTGATTCAGCGTGAATGACCGTCTTCTGTCGCGTTCGGAGCGATCTCTGCCGCATATAAACGGGCAGAGAACAAGGTGTTACTAGCGAGTAGATTACTGGCTTATCTGAGGGGGCCAGCACCAAATCAACTTTCCTTCCTCAGAAAGTGTCGTGTGCTTGTTGGCCCTGATCAGAAGATCGCCGTCTGCCGGCCGGCGTTTGCGGTAGGCGAAACCTCCATGAGGGCTGAGCCCTGGCTCGGGCGGAAGCTCCGGATCAAACTCCAAAACCACGTTGTTCTCTTGAAGATATCTCCACCACGAGTTAAGCCTGTTCAGCTTGTCCTCGCTCATGCCGCGCCCGCCGGTAGCCATAAACTCACCATGATCTCGCAACCGTTGAAACGCCGCAGACTTCCCGTGCAAGGTCGATGTCTTCCACGGCCACGCTTGATTAACTATCTGGCGTGTTGTCAAAAATCCCCCGTAATTCTTTTTGTGCCACGAAACAGCCTGCCTCGTCACACCATGCATATCAGCTATCTCAGTTTGCGTATAGCCTTTCTTCCTCAACTCTTCGATAGTGCTCAGAGTTAGCGGAAGCCTCGATTGCTTCTTGGCTTTTGATTTTTTAACCATTGTCATACTTTCTACTCCCCCTGGTTTTAGTTGGTAAAGCTAACAATCTCCTATCTTAGATGGTTGTCAAGTCTGTGACAAAGTTCCCAGGTTAAAGCACTACCTGATGGCCTGTGCTCGAGCAGTGAGCATCGACCGCCATGTTCAGATACTTCAGCCTTGAGGCCTTAGCTTTCCAACTGCAATGGTTGCATCTAGCTTGTAAACAGTTCATTCCCAGCCTTCCGATCACATAGGCCGCGTTTCGTCACTTGACGAAACTGATCTGCGGGATTAATCAGACATCCCTGGTACGGGCCGTCCCAGCAACAGTTCCACTAGATCGGCTAGGCGACTGCCGGCCTCAGCGATCTGCTGATCGAACTCTGCGATGGTGTCGTACCACGTCTCGTCATCCTCCCCGCAGATGTCTTCGTTTTCCTCAGTCCACTGAGCTGCCTCAGCCTGAAGCTCACGGATCTCGCAGACCGCCGCACGCAAATCGATATCCAGATCAGACATAGCACTCATCACATACCTCCTATCAAAGCTGCCACAAACCAAACCCCTGCGAGAAGTGCAGCGAGCTGCAACTCAGCGATCATTTATCAATCTCGTCTCTGTAGTAGTAGGT